CTTTGTTCCGTTTGCATCAGTTACAACAAGTGCGCTGTTCTGTGCCGCCTGCACAGTTTCTCTTACGATATTCTCATCGCCGTTAGCAATGAAAAATCCGGGCGCATAAGTCTGACCTTTTACATCATCGATAAAACTCATAACTTAATCCTCCTTTGTTGGATTTCCATAATGTTCATTACGATACTGTGCGACCATCTCTGCCGCTTTGCTTGGCTTCTTTACATCTCCACCATTATTGCTTGCAGGCTTTGCAACATTTGCACCCTGCTCATGAGTGGTAGAAATAAAATCAGCCCATTCCGTTTTGACACTTTCAATAAGTTTATCTGCTTCTTCAACGTTTCCGTCTTTATCAAATTTAAGACCATCAATCGCTGATGCAGAAACTTTCATAACGCTATCAACACGTTTTGCTGAAACTCCTGCTTCTTCAAGTAACTTTTTATATGCAGATTCTTTCTTAGCTTTAACAGCCTTTGCATCCGTATCAGCCTTGAATGCATCAAACTCGGACTTCGTGTCCTCGTACTTCTTTTTCCAATCTTCAGACTTTGCTTTTTCAAGTTCTGCTTTCACAGTTTCAAGTTCAGTCTTGATTGCATCTGCATCCTTGCTCTTATCTTTGAGTTCATCATACTCTTTCTGCACCTTATCGCGCTCATCCTTTAGAGCGTTCACAGTTTCAGTATGAGCATTGATAATCTCATCAATCTTTTCTGCAGGAATGTCCATTGCTGATAACATTTTTCTTGTAAGTGCCATAATAATCTCCTTTTCTTCGGTGTCGGTACTTTGACATTAGATTTTTTCTGGACAATGCTTTGCCCATTGGTTTTATTGTAATGTGATATTGGAAAAAAATAAATATCAAACGTTTTTTATAAAAACTTGTTAATGTGTAGAATTTTGAACGTTAAAAAAATTTTATAAAAAAGTGTTTACAAACTCCCAAAACTATGATATTATGTATTCAGAACACAGAAAACAAGCTTCAACAAAATCGAATAGATTCGGGAATGGTTGAATCAATCGGATCCGGATTGAAAGACAGATAGGAGCTGATTAAACGGAGAATAAGAATATGAAAAGATTTAAGATTTGGACTGAAGGCGGTAAAGAAATAAATGCACTTGAAAGCTATGACTTAGCAATACAGTGGATCGGAATAAATCATTATAAGATTATCGCTATTGAAAATACCCCACTCGGAAATACAATTTTTATCGTTAAGTAAGGAGGACAAAAATATGACATTGATTTATACCACATATTATAGAAGCACTGAATCTGGTAATTGGCAAAAGAATGGACAGCGGGAGAGAGAAGTTACTGAAGAGCAGTTTGAGAGTATGAAAGCAAATTGTGGTGAGATCGGAATGATATATTCCGAAAAATATAATGAATTTCGAATCCTATCATGCGACCGGTTACATGCAACAGTGATCACCACAGCAGCGCAAAATATTTATTAAGGAGGATAAATAATATGAAATATACAGTCAGAATTAAATATGATAATGGAAATGCATTTACCTGGGAAACATCAGACCGCAATACCGCATTTTTTATTCTTACTACAGAAATGAAACGCTATGAAAAGCATATCATATTTGCTTTTATAAAGGGGGTAAAGATATGACTAAACTTACACTTACCGGTAATACTTATGGAATCAAAGAAACTCTTAAAGGCTTAGGTTTTAGATGGAATCCTAAAACCAAAGGCTGGACTGGAATTTTTAACAATGATGATGCAGATGAGCTTGCCCATAGATGGCACTCTGAAGGAGTATATGCTGAAAAATCTGAAGCAGTTGAAAAGCATTATAGGATTAAAGAATCATGGATATTTAACCTTGAGAGCATGCATGATAAAATTTTCTGTCTTTCTTATGACATCGAAGAAGGCAAGATTATTCTTCCCTTTGAGGTAGCCGGCAAAACTATCAATGATACGTCTGACCTGTTTGATCTTCTTGATGAGGCTGATGCTTTAAGAGATAAGGCTTGGAGTGACAGAGGAGTAACTGGTAAGGAATACGGAAGAATCAGCGAGATAGTCGCCTGGAGAGTGAATGCCAGATACAATGCATGCATGGCAAGCGGTATGGATGAAAGAGAAGCAGGCAAGTGCTTCGAGGATATGTGAGAAATGCTCCCAGAACGCACCAGAACAGCCCAGATTGAATTTTTAAGAGTTAGGTAATATAAAATATTAAGGAGGCTAAAAAGCCTCCTTATTTTATGAATCTAATGCCGATCTCATAATCTCTTTATAGTGATCCGTATGATTAACCGCCGCATCTCTTAAGAAATGAGCTTTACCACCGCCAAATTCAGGCGGATCATGTCTGGCTTTTTCATTGTACTCAACGTAAGGTGCATATTCTACATTAGTTCCTATATATACAAATTTATTTAAAGGCTTTGCTTGTGCGGTATAATCTTTAGATGATGCAGGTGCTTTTCCTTCACCTTGATTTTCTGCTGTTGCCCATGTGATAGAATTTCTCAATCTACCAGAATCAACCGGACATTCTTCTTTTGCATATCTTTCTGCTGTTGCACCGATTGCTTCTAATGCAGTTTCAACTTTATTATTCATCAGATCGATAATCATCTTAGAATAATCATTTTTTATTTTTATTCCGGTTAATTTACTTGACATGTTTGTCACTTCCTATTCTTAAAAAAATTTTTCCAAAAAGGATTTTCTTTATCAAATATTTCTTTTTGTTCTTTAGTGAGTTTATATGGATAATCTGCAAATAAATTATATTCGATTTTCCTATCAAAGCTAAAAATATGCTCGCCTTTTACATCATTACCATTATCAAGCCACCATATTTTATCAGTTCTTTCATTTTTATACCAATTATTTTTTTGCATATTCGGATTCTCTTTTATTTATTAGTATTAAGGTATCCAAGGACTTCTCTAAACTCATCGGTCGGTTTAACTGAATCAACATCCGCGAGTATAACTGTTTGTCTAAGCTGTTTTCCATTTTTATATACTACTGTTTTTCTGCACCCAAAACGATCTTTTAATGTTTCTTTAATGTTATTAGTGGTCTTACCAAATGATGTCCATCCGTTGGCACCATCTGCCTGCAACTCAAGATATTGTAATCCGGTATTTGTGCGTTTAATTACAGTCATGTGTTTACCTGCAGCCAAAATATATTCTTTATTAAGCTCAACCTTACTAATTATACTGGCTACTTCAGATACTTCTTTTTTGACTTTATATACTTTAATATCCGCATCTGTCATCTTAAGCACTTTATGAAAATTACGAGAGAATAATTCTCGGCTCTTACCGCCTCTATAATCCTTGACGTCTAAACCACATTTATTAGCAACATATGCAAATGTTTGTGACGCACATGATCCCTTTGTTTTATCTTCTCCCGCAATTTTATTTATAATTTGTTTTTCAGTTAATGTCTTATCTAATTCATTTACTTCTATATATCTAATTTTATCTCTTTCTGCATTATTTTTAAACCTATTATTTAGTGTTTTTTCTTTAGCATTTGCTGCTCTAAGTTCTTCCATTTGCTCATCATGCAAAGTACGATCAGGAGTATAATTGACTTTTGATATACTTCCATCAGCTCTTCTAAATCCAATGATATGATCAGTCATTGTACAGCGGCACATCCATACTTCTTCAGCTGGTCCTTTACCATCACCGGGAAACATACAACCATTTGAAAATACTTTATCAATGTCTTGCTCTTCACCGTCTATATCAACATGACTTGGTCTTGTTCTATCATCGGGAGTTGACATCCATTCCTTTTTTTGTATAACACCTTTTGCCGCAAGATCTTTATATGAATCTAACCTGCCGTGATTTTCTGCAGACGTCGTCATTGTCCTTGCGTTTCTAATCGCAGAATTATGACATCTTTTTATAAGATCGCTTACTCCCTTTTCAGTCAGATTAAAAGTATCTTCTCTTGAAAATATTTCAAGAAAAATACTACTAGCCATTTTGTCAACGCTATCACCGTTTTCAATTCCTTTGAGCATCTGACTTGCAATATATTTTTCATTCCATCGCATGTCTTTAGGAACATCAAGCTTTTTAGTAGGAACTTCAATTACGCCGTCTCGTTTTAATCTTTCAACCGTGTGCTGATCGACAAGATTAAACGACACCGCCTCATTATCCATTTTTTCATTTACATATTGTTCTCTACTCTTCGCCATTTACTTTTATTCCTACTTTTTTACACTCAACTGCAACTTGATTATAATTATCAGTATATATCGGAACCATTTCAGCATTCACAATATCAAGAGCATCTTGATTTACTTTGGCCATTGTTTTTGCAATCTTTTTTACAAGTTTTTTATATTGACTTGACTGCAATGTCAATTTTTTTACTTCATCTGTATAAATCTTTTTCTTTTCTTCTTTTTTATCCGGATCAGTTTCATTTATATATGCATTATAAGATGATTCAGTTTTCTTTTGAACCATTTTCATATACTTAGCAAATTCTTTTTTAATTGCAATTAAAGCAGGATGCATTCTATACATCCTGCTTATATTGCGTTCTATTTCCTTCAATCGCTTATCAGTTTTCTGACGAGCTTTGTCCAGCATTTTTCTTTTCCTTTCGTCTTTGCTTTTTCCTTAATGCCTCTTTATTACGCCGTTTCCTTTTGCTCATCTTCTTTTGCCTTTTTTGATGTTATTATAAGCATCATCTTTTCTGTTGCTATAATCTTCTTTTTCTTGCTCTCGCTTTCCTTTTGTTTCTTCTTTAAGATTTTCTTTTTCAGATGCTAATTCATCGCGGATATCGGAAATCATATTACTTATACGTTCTTTCCATTTTGCTTTTTCTTGCTTGGACATTCCTTTTAATCTTCCGCGCAATTGTGAAATTAAATTTTTAGCTTGATCTGATAATTCTTTTCTTCTTTCCTTAGAATCTTCGGTAATATTTTTATTGATCTCTTTATGCTCCTGTGATAGTTGATCTTTTGCATAAGCCCATTGCTCTTTCTGGCTTGTAGAAAAACCTTTTGTAGAATGTTTTCCTTTTCTGCCTTTCAATTTCTTATGCTTTTCATAATATTCATGTGCTTTTACCGGATCATAATCAACTGCCATATCATTTCTCCTTATAATTGATTTGCAAGTGATTCAAGTTCATCAAGCATACCATTTAATTCTTCATCTTCATCGTCATCTTCATCATCTTCACCTCTTACGATCTTTCTTGCTTCTTCTCTACTTATTCCTATTGCTGTTGCGATCATGTTAATTGCTTGCTGTTCAGTAAGTCTGCCATCAGCAAATTTATCCATGATGAGAATAAGACTTTGAGTCTGAGCTCCATTAAGAGGTTGGCCTTTAACATCTTCTGCAATATCAATCGCTTCTCCTTCAGTCGGAATGTCTTCATCCATATCTTCGTATTCGTCCGCATATCTCGCGGCTTCTTCTTCATCCTTACGCATGAGAATTTCATCAATCTCATCAATGTTAAGAAACGGTAAATGCTTTAAAATAGTTTCATCATCTAAGTATTGCCCAGCCGAAAGAACCATCTGTGTAATCTCCGGTTGGTTTGTGGTTTTTCTTCTGTGATACGTAGGAGAATCTTCAACACCAATCAACACAAGCAATGCATTTATCGCTTCAGTAACGCAATACTCAAATCCATCACATTTCAGCTCAAGATTTTCATAGCTCGCATATATCGCAGTAGCAGTAACATTTATACCGCCTCCAATTTTATCTGTATCAAGTGCCATTGCATCTCTGAAAAGACTGTCGCGCAGATCTTGTAATCCAGCTTGTCTTGCTTGATATGGAATTTCCATTGTATGAGCTTCTGCCCTTGCTCCATCATCTTCAACTACCGCAGCTTTAACACGCTTTATCTGATTCATAAACTTTGCGAGATCTACTTCATCCATTCCAGATGCGTTATTTAAAATCCAATAAATTTGCGATGCGTCGTCCAGATCATTAGCAAATCCGGATTGGATCAAATCATAGCCGTCAATCTTTTCACGAAGTCCAGTAAGCTCTGACTGATGTTCTCTATTTGCCCATAAAGGAACAATAGGGAATGACGGATAGTTTTTGCCGTCAAGAATCTCTGTTCCATCTGCAACAGATACAGACACAGTTTGTTGATATGTTTGCTTAGGCTTTAATACTCTTCCGCGTTGTTCTACGATCTGACCGCGACTATCATACTTAGTATCCCAAATAAATTCAGTATAACCATCTTCTTCATAAAGAGTTGCCCTAAGCGGTCTTTGACTATCTATCTGCCAAAATCTGATCCCAGCATGTAATGCCCCGTCTTCTTCACCGATAAGCGGAGCAAACTCTGTAACTTTAAAAACATCAACATGATCATAATTGAAAAACAGAAAACTCTCTGCTCCCCACAAAGCATACTCACCAGCTTCATATATCTTATTATCAAAAGTATCACCGCCGAGTTTTTCTTTCGTGCTGTCTTCATTAAAGGTTATTCCATCACCAAGTAAGAATGAATTTTCTTGCTTAACAAATATAGGGAAAAATCCATTACAGAATTTGTAATTGGCAGAATAATTATCCGGTACAGCTTCTCCAGATAATGTATACAAAAGTTTCTGGTACTGTGTGATCGTCACGTTACGCTTTTTAAAATACTCATAAGCAGTAACAGCCTCAGTATATAATGGGCTGCGCTTATGTGCATAAATAGTATCAAGCACAAAGTCAAATAACTTTTCTTCGTTGTCTTGTGGTACTTTCAATAAATCCTCATAAAAATTCATTGCAACCTCCTTAAATCACAACTTCATTTTCTTTTACATTATCTTTAAACTCAATTCTAATTCCGGCTTTCTTATATAACCTTCTTGCAAGACAAGCCGCAGAATCAGGGCAATCGTCATGCTCTGCATCTTCATTATAATCTAAAATCTGAGATATGTACTCATCATCAGTTCCTTCAACAAATATAACATATTTCCAGATAGCTTTTAAAAATGTACTTATCTTAATGTGTTTATTTGTTGTTTCAGAATATGTGACCATTCGCATTCCGTATTTATTTTTCAGGTCTCTGGCAAGAAAACCTTTATCTGCATTTTTTTCATTGAAACATTTTCCAAGAGTAAACCGATTGTAATCATATATGATCTGATCATAACAATCTTCAACATGCTTTTGCCAGCATTTTCCATATATATAAAAGTTTCCGTCTTTGTAATTCATCGCGGTAAAGGCAGTATAATCTTCTCCGCCGTATGCTGCATCAATGTGGCACATAGCGTCAATGATATTTGACACATTAGCTCCCATAGGTCTTTCCGGAAACATCAGATTTTCATTTGCAATTATCTTGAGCTCATAGTTACATGCGAAAAGAGACGGCGCCATGCTTTCTTTTTTCTCTTGAATCACGGCATCAGTTATGATCTCGCGAACTTGCGGATGATAACAATCATACTTCACTAAATTAGGCATTAAGGTGCTCGCGTCATCTTTATGCCAGATAGTCAGAGTGTTTATTATTCTTCCGCCTCTGTTTTTTAAGTTTTGCAATTCCTGATAAATAACTTTAGTGCGTTCCCGCTCTGCTTTACTGATCCTATCTTTAAGATTGATGATATCATCAGTAAATATTCGATCAAAGTGTTTACCAGTAAGTGACGATCCGATACCGATACCAACCAGCTGTGATGTACCTTTTGCATCAGTCACTAAGTTTGTTGATATTTCAAAAACAGATTCTACGGTAAGATTAAGCGATACACCGTAAATCACTTGAACAAAATATTGAGTATGAGGATCTTTAAGAATTTTTGCAACCTGTTTTATGATCTCTTTTACATCATCATCAGTCTTACGCATGAACATAGTGCGGATTTTAGGAAGTAAAATAATGATAAGAGCAAGCGCGATACTGTCACAAGTAGTTTTATATGTATTACGAGAAGCGGCAAGGCTCATGTCTTCCTTACCGCATAGCATATCTTTGATCCACTTATTATGTAACTTTGTTAATTTTGTAAATCCAAGTAAATGTCCAAACTTATATGGTTTATTTTTTAGAAACAATACTGCATCATTTCGTGTCATCATCATCCTCTAATACTGTCTTTTCAATATCATCGATTATATCCTGACTTACTTCGGCGACTATGATCTTATCTGCAGGCTTTTCACCAATAGTATCACGAATAGTTTCGAAAGCTTTGGTAACTGATCCAGCTTTATTTCCGCTTAAAGCCTCTTCAATAAGTGCCAAAGACATTTTGCTTTGGGTATCACCATCAGAAAGTAGCGCAAGAAGTTCTTCTCTTAGAGTTTTTCTGGCTCTTCTTACTTCTCCGGATTTCTTTCCACCATTAGATGATCTTTTTCTTGCTTCTTCTTTACTTAACTTAGTTGAAGGAATTAAATTTTGAGGATTTCCTCTTGGCATAAAATCACCTCCTTTTTACATAAATAATAATATACGTTTATAAAAAAATAAATGATCTCAAAAATGTTTTATATAATTATAAAAAATATTTTATCGTTCAATAAAGATATCAGACTTTGTGCACAAAAATATCACTCTTTTAAATTTAGTGATACTGCTCAAAGCCTTGATACGACTGACTTTGAGCCTCCTGTATCGCAAAGTTCACTAAATTTTCCCCTATGTTTATATATTTATATATTTTCTATATATTCTATATTTATATATTTTATATATTTATATATTTTTTTATTTTTATAAAGAAAAAGAGTGATATTGTGATACTATATAATAAAAA